TACCACAGAGTGCAAGAACTTGTGTTACATCCCCACCCTATTATGGACTTAGAGATTATGGCACAGCAACGTGGATAGGTGGCGACCCTAATTGTAATCATAGGAGAGACACTAAAGTTAATCCTAAGAATTGTATTACTGGACATAAAAATCACGATGAAATGGCAGGGGTTGGCGATGCAATATACAAAACTGTTTGCCCGAAGTGTGGTGCAATTAGACAAGATAGTCAGATAGGACTTGAAGAAACACCCGAAGAATATATTGAAAATCTTGTAAATGTATTTCGTGGTGTCTGGGATGTTTTAACTGATGATGGAACTTTGTGGGTTAATCTAGGAGATAGTTATTATAATTATCGACCAGGAAAAGGTCAATCATATCCGAAACAATCTGTATCTAAAACAAAACAAGACTTACCAGATAATTGTAATAAACGTGGCAACAAATTAGATGGACTCAAAGAAAAAGATTTAATCGGAATCCCTTGGATGTTTGCATTTGCTATGCGTAAAGATGGATGGTATCTACGACAGGATATTATTTGGCATAAACCAAATCCGATGCCAGAGAGTGTAAAAGATAGGTGTACGAAGTCACACGAATATATATTTTTGTTCAGTAAAAATAGAAAATATCACTACAATAATGAAGCAATCAAAGAACCCGCAAAAGATTGGGGAACAAGAGACAGAACAAATGGAAAATATCACAACGAAGGAACAGGATTACAACCACATAGCGGTCTTACAAAAAGTTATCCAACAAAGAATAAACGATCTGTCTGGTCAGTAACAGTTAAACCATATAAAGAAGCACATTTTGCAACTTATCCACCTGATCTAATCGAACCTTGCATCAAGGCAGGGAGTGAAGAGGGGGATACAATACTTGACCCATTCATGGGTGCAGGTACTACAGCCGCAGTAGCAAAGTCACTAAATCGACATTATATTGGGTGTGAACTCAATGAAGGATATGGTAACTTAATTCAGAAAAGAATACAAGACTATCAACCAGTTAATAAACCGACACAAGAGAGTTGCATAAACATATTAGATATTATATAATAGAGATAGTTAAAGGAATTATCCAACTATGAAATGTAAAGTAGAACTCTACGTTGCAGGTAAAACATTTAATGAGTCAGTATATGCTCGTGACTATGATGAAGCAAGGCAAGTTGCACTTGCAAGAAATCCTAACGCAACTGTAGTCTCTGTTACAGCAGACTTCTATACAGACGATAATTATTAATATATAAAGAAAAAATAAAACCATGAAAGATCAAGCATCAATAGGTAATGAGTCAGCATCTGTAAAGTATCAGAGAGCATTAGACCTTTTTACTGAATCTGTGATGAAACCAGACCACGATTTGCGTGGATGTGCATATAATCAAGGATGTTACGAAGACTTGATGGAGATTAGAGAACACGTTTTAGAATACCTTAAAACATTAAAGGAAGTTACATATCATACTAACCCAGATGAGAGTGATGATCTAGAAACCGCAAAGTTAATTGGTGCAAAACCACTCACTAAATGGAGGTAGGTATAAACTCGTAGGCATAAATTTTTGTTACATTGTATCTGTAAATACAGACATATTTTGACTAAATAAAAATGAACCTTAAGGAGTTACCGATGCACTAAAGTTTCATATTATGTAAAACAAATTGTATTTAAAAATGAGAAATGCACAACTTAATTTCCTATAATCAATTATCAGGATCAGCAGATTCAGACAATGATTTAATCGCAGAATACTACGAGTGTTTAATCGAATGTAGTGATGACCAAGCAACCTGTAAACGTATATGTAAGGAGGTCTTAATGACATGATAGTCCACTACCTACATCCACCTTAAAAAAAATTAAAAGTAATAAATACCCTTGTCTATCAGGGGTATTTTTATGCAAATTCATTCGGGAGATAGAGTAATATACAAAGGCGGGTGCGAGAAATGTATGTTAATTGTAGGTCAATTTTATGTCGTAGATAACATAAAGAGTGGACAAAAGATCAAGTTATGTGGTAGTATGAGTTGGTTAGATAGTAGTTATTTTAAGGTTGCATGATGGACTCACTTAAAGTAAATCAGAATAAAGACGGAACATATACAGTAGAGTGGGATAAGAACGACCCAAACTGGAAGTGGATGAACTCATTGACTTCAAAGGAAGTTCAAGGTATAATAGAAAAAGCGATTAATCTTGACAATGAGACACACTAAAGACGAAAGATCATTAAAAATCTTGAAGGAGTGGGTACAAGAGTGTCTTAATTCTGATTGCCGACCTCTAGAAATATACACCGCAGTTATAGATGCTGTCAAGGAGAATACAAAATACCACGAGATATGTGCAGCAGAGGGTAGAACTCTAGTGACTATGTTGACTAATAATTTTAGTGAAGTTGAGAGTCATGATTGAATACTCTTATAAAAATGTAACCAATAGAATGATTATAGTACGTTGTATTGGAGAAAAAAGTTTTTTTGTTGAAAAGGTAATATTTCCGTCAGAAATACTAACATTTGATGCACCCAAAGGTTCGAGAGTCGAGATATGGGGAAATGATTTGTCAGGACTTCATCTTGAGGAGAGTGCAATAGTTGGCGAAACATGAAAAAATTGTTATAATAATAAATAATAGTGTACAAGAGAAAACATTATGAAAACAATAGAAGACCATATCGAAAAGGACAAGCACCTTATCGAAGACCCAACAATCTCTTCAGCAGCGAGGAGACATTACAAAGAAGAATTACATGAACTAGAAGTTTATGTAGATCATCATCATGATGAGATCGAAGCGGGAGATCATCATGACCCAAACGCATTAGAATTATTTTGTGAAATGCACCCAGATGAACCAGAGTGTCTGGTTTATGACGATTAAATAACTGACACATCTTCTTTGCATAATAGTAGTATATTGATTATACTGGGTATAATCACAGTATTTTAATGGATTTAACACCTGTCATCGAATTATATGATAAGGAACTTGATGCACTTCCAAACATACACCAAAATGGTGGTGGTGGGGATGCAAGAAACGCATCAGGACTATTATATGAGAATTTAATCAAGAGAACTTGTGATGTATTAGGACTAGATGCAAAGAAGAATGATTATGTAAAAACAGAGGAAGTAAATGGATATTGTTTAAAGAATTTACAAGTTGATTGGCACGTTTATAAAGACAATAGAATGACAAAGTTGATAGAATCAAAAACATATTTGGATGCTTGCTATCTAAAACGTGCAATACTTGATTTTATTGAACTAGAACAATCCCCAGACGTACCTGACGATGCAGAATACGCAATTTTTGCGGGTCAAAATGCTTGTGGGAATGGAGCATTTCAATACTATCAACATTATTTCGAGAAGTTTACAGGAAAGAAAGTTAATATATTCTTTGTGAATCCAACTTGTAAGAGATCATCATCAAAACCAATATACAAAGAAGAGTTTAGAGGACTTTTCAATCTTGATAATATGGTGTATAATGAGTTTATACAATGGTTAATTAAATGAATCTGTATCATAATGATATGTTTGATGTATTTCCAAACATTGAACCACAGAGCATAGATTTGCTACTGACAGATTTTCCTTATGGAACATTAAACAAAAGACGTAATGAGTGGGATAAGATTATTGATTATGAAAAATTTTGGTATTATGTTGACATAATATGTAAACCTAATTGTGCGATTGTAAGCACAGCAGCTCAACCATTTACATCTGTATTAATATCCACCAACTACAGAGATTTCAAGTATTGTTTAGTATGGGAAAAATCAAAGTCAACTGGTTATCTCAATGCAAAAAAACAACCTATGAGGTCACACGAGGACATAGTTGTATTCTACAAGAAACAACCAACATATAATCCGCAAATGACAGTAGGCAAACCTTATGATAAGGGTAAAGCAGTTCGTGATGCAATTCAGTATGGGAAGCAAACTAAAGCAGTTCATGTTAAAAATACTGAAGGTACAAGATACCCAAGAAGTGTTTTATATTTTAAGACAGCAGAGGATGAGGGTAAACTACATCCTACACAAAAACCAATCGCACTATATGAATATTTGGTAAAAACATATTCAAATGAAGGAGATACAATTCTTGACCCTTGCATGGGGTCAGGAACTACTGGTATAGCTTGTTTGAATACTAATAGAGATTTTATTGGTATTGAAAGGGATGAGAATTATTATGCCATAGCAGAGGAAAGATTAAAGACAGATGAACAAGTGGCACAAGATAACCCTAATCCACTAACAGAGTTGCTATACTAATAATATCTAAAGAACACTAATGCAATTAAGACCACATCAAGAGCAAGCAATCCAATCAATGTTGGACAATGACAAAGGACAAGTCATTGTTCCTACTGGTGGTGGTAAGACTATCTGTATGATTATGGATGCTGTCAAGCAGTTGGAAGATTATGGTACAGTTGTAGTCGTTGCACCACGTATATTACTTGCAGAGCAACTATCACATGAGTTTATGGAAATCATTGATAAGAAGTACAATGATGTAGATGTGATGCACGTTCATAGTGGTAAAATCAAAGGTGTATTCAGTAGCACTAATCCATTTCATATACAGCAGTTTGTTGAGCAGAACTCAGTAAACTTTATTACTAGAACTATTATATTTACAACATATCATTCATTACACAGAGTTCAAGAAAGTGGTATTATGGTTGATACTATCTACTTTGATGAAGCACACAACTCAGTACAGAAAAACTTTTTCCCTGCTACTGATTACTTCTCACAGTATGCAGGTAGATGCTATTTCTTTACAGCAACACCAAAGCATAGTCGTTCTCCTGAGAAAGCAGGTATGAACTGGATAGAGGTGTATGGTGGTGTGATATGTCAAGTACCTGCACCAAAGTTAGTCAAGCAGGGTTACATTCTACCACCTAAAGTCAAGGTGTATCGTTCAAGAATACTCAAGAAAGATGAGTTGGTTGCAGATAGAGACAATGAGCAAATGATTGGTGCGATTGATAATCTTGACAAGAACAAAGTATTGATATGTGCTAAGTCAACCAGACAGATTGTTGCACTTATATCACAGACAGATTTCGTACAGCAACTTGCTATTCGTGGTTACTCTTATATGTTTATCACAGCAAAGACAGGTGCGATGATTGATGGAGAGAAGGTCGATAGAGAGACTTTCTTTAACACTCTTAATGAGTGGGGTAGAAACGGAAAGAAGTTTGTTGTACTTCATCACAGCATACTCTCAGAGGGTATCAATGTCAATGGTCTTGAAGCAGTATTGTTTATGCGTTCGATGGACTACATAGGTATTAGTCAGACTATTGGTAGGGTCATTCGTAAGGGCGATGCTGACAAAGTATTCGGTCTTGTATGTGTACCAGTTTACTCTAATGTTGGTATTACCACCGCAAGAAAGGTTGAAGCAGTAGTCGAAACTATCTTCAACAAAGGACAGGCAGCAACTACAATTATTACACGATGAGTAAGATAGTATTAGTTACAGGTGGATTTGACCCCATACACTCAGGTCATATCTCATACTTTAAAAATGCGAAAGAGTTATATCCACACACACCTTTATGCGTGGGATTAAATTCTGATGATTGGTTAATTCGTAAGAAAGGAAAGTATTTCCTACCAATGGCAGAGAGAAGAGCAATAGTCAAAGAACTCAAACCAGTTGACTTGACAATTACTTATGATGATACTGATAATTCATCTAATATGGCAATCTTTAAGTGTTTACAAATGTATGATAAAGTGATATACTGTAATGGAGGAGACAGAGTTAACACCAACGTGCCAGAATATCTAAAATTCCAAGAGAATGATAGAGTTATCTTTGAGTGGGGTGTTGGTGGCGATGACAAAATGAACAGTAGTTCGTGGATTTTGAATGAATTTTTGAAACGATGAAAGATACAATTTTATTTGGAAATTGTCAAGACACATTAAAAGAATTTGCACCTAATAGTGCAAGAACTTGTGTGACATCCCCACCATACTACGGATTGAGGGATTATGGTACAGCAACGTGGGTGGGTGGCGACCCTAATTGTAAACATCGAAAGACAGGTAAGCAAGGTTCTAATTGTATTACAGGACATAAAAATCACGATGACATGGGAAGTGTAGGAGATTACATTTTTAAAAGTGTTTGTCCTCTATGTGGTGCGGTTAGACAAGATAGTCAGTTAGGACTTGAAGAAACACCAGAAGAATATATTGAATCTTTGGTAAGTGTGTTTCGAGAGGTTAGAAACATATTAACTGATGATGGAACTTTGTGGGTAAACTTAGGAGATAGTTATTATAACTATAGACCTGGCAAAGGTCAATCATATCCAAAACAATCTGTTTCCAAAACAAAACAAGATTTACCTGATGAATGTAATAAACGTGGAAACAAATTAGATGGATTAAAAGAAAAAGATTTAATTGGAATACCTTGGCTATTTGCTTTTGCAATGAGAGCAGACGGATGGTATCTACGTCAGGATATAATATGGCACAAACCAAATCCAATGCCAGAGAGTGTACGAGATAGGTGTACTAAATCACACGAATATATATTTTTGTTTAGTAAAAATAGAAAATACTACTACGATAATGAAGCAATCAAAGAACCCGCAAAAGATTGGGGAACAAGAGACAGAACAAACGGAAAATATCACAACGAAGGAACAGGACTCCAACCCCATAGCGGACTTACAAAATCATATCCAACAAAGAATAAACGCTCTGTCTGGTCAGTAACAGTTAAACCATATAAGGAAGCACATTTTGCAACATATCCACCTGACTTGATTGAACCTTGCATACTTGCAGGGAGTGAGGAAGGAGATATAATACTCGACCCATTCATGGGTGCAGGTACTACAGCAGCAGTAGCAAAATCACTTAATCGTTATTATATTGGGTGTGAACTCAACAAAGACTATGGTAACTTAATTCAGAAGAGAATACAAGATTATCAACCAGTTAATAAAGTGTCACAAGAACCCACCATAAACATCCTAGACATTATATAATAAAGATAGTTAAGGTATTACTATGAAATGCGAAGTCCAGTTGTATGTTGCAGGTAAGGTATTTACCGAGCAAGTATATGCTGTCGATTACGAGGAAGCAAGAAGAGTTGCTCTTGCTAGAAATCCTAATGCGAGAATTGTAAGCGTAAATGCGAAACTCTAATTATCAATCATTCTATCCTACTACATTCCCCACATTACTAGACCCAAAACCAGATCAACCAACTGGTTGGGTGTCTAAAGATGGTATGTGGGCAGCAGTTCCATCTGATGGTAGAAAGTTTGCTATCGTGCATAATGGTATCGTAGAACACTTCTCAAAGAATTTTGAATGTGCTATCATATACATAAAAAAGGGTATTCAAAAGGAGAAGAAGGATGCACGATCAAAATTCAATCGACAAAAGTGAAACTGATGCTGAAAAATATCAGAGAGCGTTAGATTTATTCACAGAATCAGTATTAAAACCTGACCACACTCTTCGTGGTTGTGCATACAATCAAGGATGCTACGAGGACTTGATGGAGATCAGAGAACACGTTTTAGAATACCTTAAAACATTAAAAGAAGTTACATATCATACTAACCCAGACGAGAGTGATGATCTAGAAACCGCAAAGTTAATTGGTGCAAAACCACTTACTAAATGGAGGTAGGTATAAACTCGTAGGCATAAATTTTTGTTACATTGTATCAGTAAATACAGACATGTTTTGTCTAAATAATTTCAGAATTAAGGAGCAATTCTATGCACTAAACTCTTTTGTTATGTGTTCATTTTAGAGAGTTCAACATGCACAACTTAATTTCGTTCAATCAATTAGTGGGATATGATAATACTGACCCACACAACGATTTAATCGCAGAATACTACGAGTGCCTGATCGAATGTGATGAAGACCAACACATTTGCAAGCGAATTTGCAAGGAGGTACTAATTGTATAAGATCAATCCGCAACTACATCCACCTTAACATTTCTACATAACCCTTGATGATATGTCAAGGGTTTTTTACTAGGTATAAATACTATGTAAAGAAACCAACACAATCCAATGTTATCCGATAAAAAAGCAGCAAAGAAGATTATAAAGGTTGCAAAAAAGAGTCCAAACCTTTATACTAATGAAGAAGTAAGTTATGCTAAAATATACAAAAGAAATCTAAAAAATGCAAGATTCTCTCAAAATAAGTCAGAATAAAGATGGTTCATTCTCAGTAGAGTGGGATAAGAAAGACCCCAAATGGAACTTCTTGAATAATCTAACATCAAAGGAAATACAGACAATAGTTGAAAAAGTTGTAGAAGATGATATGATGAAATCATAAATAATAATGTAACGAGGGAGAACATTATGAAAAGTATAGAACAACACATTCAGCACGATAAGGAACTTATTGCTGACCCTAAAACATCAGAAGCAATGAAGAGACACGCTCTTGATGAATTACACGAGTTAGAGGAGTATGTAGATCATCATCACGATGAGATTGAAGCGGGAGACCACCACGACCCAAATGCACTTGAACTATTTTGTGATATGCACCCAGATGAACCAGAGTGTTTAGTGTATGACGATTAATTAAACGACACACCCTCTTACACAGAGGGTTTTTTATTGCTATAATGGTAATAACAATATAATTCTGATGAACTTATTACCAATTATTGAGTCATATAATCAAGAACTTGATGCTATTCCAACCATATATCAAAATGGT